CCACGCAATATTACATTCCTTGATTCATTTCTCGCTCATAAAGGTTCTCAATTTCTTGACCCTTATCTTCTTTTTAACGCTTTGCGCAAACCACCATACAATACACGCTTAACACATTTAACACTTTCTTTTAATGATTTAAAAGAATATGTTAGATTAGTTAAATCACAAGGTATAAAAGAAGTTAAACAAAAATTACAAGCAGCAGAAACAGCGGCAGCGGCAGCAGCACCAGGAGCATCAGGAGCACCAGCGCCTGCATTAGGAGCACCTACAGCGGCACCAAAAAAAAAACAAAAAGTAATTTACAATATAGTACGCCCTCCTCCATCGCCGCCCGGAGCATTTAGGAAAATGGCGAGTTTTTTAAAAGATAAAATAAAAAAAACTTTCAAAAAAAAATCATCCCCTCCTGTACCTCCCCTTTTAGTCCCTCCACCAGCAACAGCTGCAGTTCGAGCTGCCCCTCCTCCTCTCGGTTACGTAGCACCACGTGCATCTTCTGCTTCTTCACATTCATCTCCTTCATTTAGACATCATAAAGATAGTAAAACAAGAAAAATTAGGAGAAGAGGTTTTGCTACATTAAGTAGTGATAGTGGAGAAAGACTAATAAAAAGTAGGTCAGCGTCTTCATCACCTAGAACGTCTACATCAACATTTACGAAAACGTCGTCATCATCATCATCATCATCGCCATCATCACCACCATCAAAATCTGGAAGTCCTAAAGTAAGCACTCGTGGGGTAGATGCTCGAGAAGTTGCTAGAAAATTAGGACACGAAAGCAGAGAAGGTTCCTTAACAAAATCGGAGAAGGAAGAAAAACTTAGAACAGGAGCACCTGCATACTATGCTGTTGCAAAAGGCGCAAAATTTGTAAAAGAAGGAACTAAAAAAATAGCACTAAAAGGATTAGCCCTTGGGTTTAAAGGAGTATCAGCTTTAACTCGTAAAACTGGGCAAGCCGCAACATATGTTGGAAGAAAAGGACCAGAGGTTTATAGAACAACCAAGAGAAAAATTGGAGAAAAATATAGAGAAGGTAAAGTACAATTTAATACATGGAAAGAAAAAAGAGCAGAAGCAAAACGTTTAGAAGCATTAAGAAAAGCCGCTGAATCATCGTCCCGTTCTTCTCATTCTTCTCGTCCGGGAATGTTTAGCAGAATTAGAGCAAAATTTAGAGGTTCCAAAGTTGTCCCTGCAATAGTAGCAGCACCAGCGGCGGCGGCAGCAGCACCGCCAGCTCGTCCAGGAATGGGTAGTAGAGGTGTTGGTATAAGAGGACCAGGATTAGCACGACGTCGTATTAGTTCATCATCATCGAGTGCGTCATCTGCATCAAGACATAAATTATCATCGCGTTCGTCATCGGCATCATCATCGAGTGCGTCATCTGCTTCTTCTCACTCTGGTTCACCACCATCCCCACGACCACGACCATCTGCAAGAACAGGAATAGCAGCTTTGGCGCATGCACACGGAGTAGTATCACATGCACCCGTTCGCACAGGAAGATTCAGCGGATTTAAAGCAAAAGTTAAAGGTGCATTTACGAGGAACCCAGCTAAAGCTGCTGGTATAAGAGGACCGGGATTATTAAGACGTAGTAATTCGGCAGCATCATCGCGACATTCTTCTTCGAGTGGTATAAAAGCCGTAGCACCAGCATCTCCCAAAAAAGGTATCGGAGCATGGGTCGGTAATTTATTTTCAAAAAAAAAACAAGTAACAAGAAAAGTTGGAAAGTCTTCATCTCATAGTGGTGTAAAACGAGGTTTAATGGCGAAAGGGTCATCTGCATCATCTAGTTCAAGAAAATCTTCGGACAGTAGTTTATCATCGGGAACAGCATCAACAGTGTCAAACACATCAACGGCGGCAACGGCATCAAAAGCAGCAACAGCATCCGGTTCAAAAAAATCTTCTAAAAGTGGTACATCATCGAGAACTATATCATCATCATCATCATCAAAAAGAACATCTCCAAAATCATTAAACAGTTCATGGTCATCTAGTAGTAGTAGTAGTAATAAACCGAAACCGAAACCTAAAATTATGGTTAAAATTAAGTCTACTGACGCAAAAGGAGGACCTGCTCCGCTTCCTGTATTTTTTCCAGGACCACCAGGATTTAAATCTAAGGGAGCGGTAGCAACAGCAGCACCAGTAGCGGTAGTAGCACCAGCACAATCATCACCGATGATGAATTTTGATTCTCCAAAAGCATCAGCAAAAGGAGCATCTCCAAAAGCAGCGGCAGCAGCATTTCCAAAATCATGGGTCGACCATTGGCCATCTGTGGGTTCAGATGATTCTGCAGCATCAGCATCACCAAAAGTAACATCTCCAAAATCATGGGTCGCACATTGGTCATCTGTGGGTTCAGCAGATTCTGCAGCATCAGCATCACCAAAAGTAACATTTCCAACTGTACAAATCGACCATTGGCCATCTGTGGGTTCAGATGATTCTGTAACATCGTCGGCGTCTTCAAAAGGAGCTCCAAAAGGAACATCTCCAAAATCATGGGTCGCACATTGGTCATCTGTGGGTTCAGCAGATTCTGCAGCATCAGCATCTCCAAAAGCAGCGGCAGCAGCATCTCCAAAAGCAGCGGCAGCATCACCATCTCCATCTCCAAAGGCAGTATCAGCAAAAGGAGCATCTCCAAAAGCAGTATCAGCAAAAGGAGCATCTCCAAAGGCAGTATCAGCAAAAGGAGCATCTCCAAAAGCAGTATCAGCAAAAGGAGCATCAGCACCTATGACTATCGTACCGTCTTCGGCATCAGCAACATCACTACCAGCATTAAGAAAAGCGTTAGAAGATGCAACACAAATGTTAGCGGTAAGAAAAGCAATAGCAGTAAGAGAAGCATTGGCGGCAAGATCGGCAAGAACAAATAAATTACCATCGGCTGCAGAAAAAAGAAAAGAAGCATTGGCGGCAAGATCGAACTTTAGAGACGTAAAAGCATTGGTAGAAAAATTATCAGCAAGGGTAGCAGCAGCAAAAGAAAAAGGATCTGTATTTAAAGCACCGGTTATTTCACCAAAAGGTGAAAGTTCTGATTCATGGAGCAGAAATATTGGACGAGGAAATATTAGTAAAGTAGTAGTTGATAATTTGGATTGGGAGGAATCTCCAAAAGCAGCAGGACCAGCAGCAGCAGGACCAGCAGCAGCACCAATGGTTGTTATAAAATCTCCAAAAGCAGCACCAGCACCAATGATTGTTGTAAAATCTCCAAAAGCAGCAGCAGCTGCAGGGAGGAAAGCACAAGTAATGCTATTATCAGAAATTCCCGATGATATAGCCGATTTCAGGGAAAAACATTTAAAAGCATTTGGAGCAGCGGCAATGGGTAGACAAACATTAAGAAAAAAAACAGATTTATTAGAAGGTTTGGATTTAGCAAAACAGCCAGAAAAAAAAGGAAACAAAACAAGAAGGCTAGAAAGATATGAAAGACTTTTACGAGAAGGTAGAATAACAGAAGCAAGACGCTATATGAAAAACCGTAAAATGTTAAACGAAGTTATGGCTAATTTAGTCCATGTCGAAAATATTAAACCCGAAGTTTTACATAAACTGGGTTTACCTTCTAAAAAATGGTCACCTTTGGGTTTGAAAAAAAAGAGTTCAAATTCTGAACCTGAACATGATTCCGATCTTGAAGTTGTAAATATAGACGACAATTTCGGTTCACCTTCTAAAAAACGCTCATCATCTAGAAGTCGAAAAAGGGCTAGCGCAAAACCGAGTGGTTCTTCTCAAAGTAGAAAAGTCGGCACAGGTGCCTCATTTGGAAAAATGGCTGAGGCATTAGAAAAACAAGCAAAACAAGATGCAAAACAAGGCGTAGCATTTAAACCTGTACCGTTTTCACCAAAAGCAACATATGTTATTGGTCTACGCGGTTCAGCAGATGATAAAAAGAAAAAACCTGACATTTCCGCATTACATAAAAAAGTAGTAAATCTGGCTACTTCTCCAACATTTAATCCATATGACCCAAAAAAAGGTAAATGGATGGGATAAATCCAGCATAACTACTATTTAATAAACTGTAAAATATATAACTAAAAATATGGTAAAAATTAGTTATATATTTTGTACACATATATTATTATATAGTAATACATGTCAAATAATTTAAATCTTTCATATTCATTTACTCCAAATAATAACACTACATATGTAAATTATAACAGTTTCTACAATAATCGTAACAACAACAGCAACAGCAACACCGCCATGTCAAATATAGTAAATACAAACCCGTATTTAATATCTTCGTACGTAAACAGTCCAATATTATTATTAACCAAAACACAAAACACTGACGTTGATAAGTATAAATCTCCATACGGTATTCCATTCGAATGCATAGAATTAATACGTCGCATTTTTTCAACACAATGTAACTATACATTCCCATCAATAGTTGATGCCGAAGATATGTTTTTTTCGATAAATACACTATACAATATTACAGACAAGTCGACAACTGTTTCATTAAAAACGTATCAATATCCCTATGGTTCCGGTTATGAAAACCCTAATAAAATAATACTATCATATTTAAAACCCGGTAACCTTCTATTCTGGAAAAAGATACAAGACGATGACGATTTCAAATACGGTCATGTTGCTATAATTATTTCTGTTACCAATTTTCAGGTAACAATAGCACAACAAAACCGAAATCCGCCTATAGAAGTATATAATATAACCGAATTAGTAGGATTAATGAATAGAGATAATTCACAATTTTTAGGAATAAAGGTAATACCGCAAAATTTGTCTCTATTTTTACTACATAAGTTAAAAAACATACAAGTTAAAAACTTTGATAGTTAGCTAGTTGGTTAGTTAGTGTATAGTAAACATTTATAAATGATTGAAATAGAAAATTGAAGCAAAAAAATACACGTTATTTGAATATAGACAAAAAGCGTATCAAGCGAATTACAGTTACCAACCCGACATCAAACAATGCAAGCTTCATTCAATCTCGTATCAAATATGCGTGTACATCCTTCCTCCTCTGGCGAATCTGAACCTAGAGTTGGAGGCGAATTTAACCGTGGTATTTTCCAGATTGTTATCCCGGCTCCCGCTCTTTCAGGTGAAGTCGGTTCAAGAAAAAGGATGCGACTCGTCATGTATGTTTCGGTTGATGCATCCGGGTCAATGCAAGAAACAGCAACCAGGCGTGGACAGGCGGAACAAACGAAGATGGACTTTGTACACATGACTCTTACAAATATGATTGAATACATTGCATCCCAAGAGGAAGAAAATCCGCACGCCGAATTCTACATCTCAATCGTGAGCTTTGATTCATTCGCAACATGCATGCTTTCCCCATCTCGCGTGACAAGAGAAAACAAAGACCAGCTCATTGAGACTGTCAAAGGTATCAGTCCCCGCGGAGGAACAAATTTCCAGAAATGTTTTCAAGAGATTGCTCGTCTCATGTCGGCAGAGAGTGAGTATATCAAGCCCGACGAGACTATTCACGAGGAGTTAGTTCACAGGATGCATATTTTCCTGACGGATGGAGCGAACAATGAAGGAGAAAACCGCGCACAACAGCTCGCAACATTACTAACACCTACTCTTACAGTTCCGCAAAAGCCGGCGACACAAATCATGATTGGTTATGGTCCAGACCATGACTCGACGATGCTTCAAAATTTGTGCGCACAGTTCCCAAAATCGAAGCAATGGTTCATTGACGATGTCGAGAAAACGGGTTGTATTTTCGGCGAAATCCTCTGGTCTGCGGTCAATACGGCATACTCCAATGTCAAACTTTCAACAAATGTGGAGTTATACGATTTCACATCGATGAGCTGGAAGAATGAAATACGGATTGACGACCTTATCTACGATTCATCGCGTACGTTCTATGTTCGCGTTCCATGGGATGTCACGGCCGTTGTGTGTGACATGACATACTTCTCGACCGATTGTCCATCAAATACATCCCGAAGAACAGAGGCACTGTTTACTTACTCACAAGACGCGGTGGTGCAAGTACCGACAAATGACGAAAATGTGGAAAAAGAGTTGTGGCGTCTTGACACGATTACGACTGTGAATGAAGCTCTCGTATTCCTTCAAAACATGCGACGCATACCTTACAACGTTTCGATCGAGGAGAAAGACCGACTTATAGGAGTTGTTACGGCATTCCAGGAGAAGTTTCTTGCCTATGTAACGGAAAAAAATCTGAGCGAAGACCCATTCATGATTCAGCTTGCAGACGATTTGTTTGTATGTATTAGTGGTCTAATGGCTGCATCAATTGGCGAAAGATATGTTGCTGCGCGCCAGGCATCGCAGATTGAGCAGAGGTCTGTTACCGTGAATGACATCACGCCTCTCCAGACCGAAATCTTGAGTTCTATGCCGAGCGCAACACCCAGATATGGAAACCGATATGATGATGATTATGCATGCGACTACTATGCTCCTCCGGCTGCTCCCAGACGTGCGCATTCTGGCGGAGGGTGTGTCGATAACGATACACAACTGTGTTACAGTCCGGATGATGTTGCAAGTGCCTACGCCCACGGGTCTCCAAAAACACCGACGCGCCCCGTTACCACTGATGCGGGTGGCGATGCAAAATCTGGGGAAGCTGAAGAGGACGAGGAGAACAAGGAAAACGACAAAATCGTATGCGATTTCACCCCGTCATCGCGCGGAGTTGGGTCAAGGTTACGCCATTTATCTCGCGAAGCGATTATCGGAATGCGTCATCCAAGCGGAATGTGTAGCGGTGACGAGGACGAAGGAGACTATTATTCCTGTGGAGGAGGTATGGGCGATGACACATTTTCAAGTCACGCTTCTCCAGGTTGTGCTCGTATTGGAAGGATGCTTTCGGCACCAACACCGCAAAGTTCGGCACACAGTAGGACATCTACTGCACCATATTAACTGAATACATATGAAAATAATATTGTGAATATCTAGTATAAAATAGTAAAACAGTTAAACAGTAAAACAGTAAAAAAATATATTTTTTATTGTTTAGTTTATATAATTATATATACCCCAAGAGTCTCTAACTATCTCTAACTATCTCTATATTATATATTAATAGTTAAATCAATATAAAATATTTTTTATAAGTATATATTATAGTACATAGTTATACAATGGAAAATACTGAGATAGTAAATACGAATGAACAGTGTGACTCACCTGTTTATGTAGAAAAATCACCCGTATCTTCGCCTGTATTTGTTTCGAAGGAAACTGACAACGAATCATCTACTCAAGTTACAGATAAATTGATACTCCCTGTTTTGGATGAGTCGCATGTACATCCGATTGTGGATACAAATAGCTCGACTTCATCTACAGTACCCACCTCGCCCACCGCGCCCACCACACCTTCTGCACCCACCACCCAGTCAAACAAATCTAATACTACGCATATCCAATCTGAAACCAGTGGAACTAGAGAGATGATTACAGTAGTGGTAAAAGACTTCGCTTACTGTCAAGAAGAGTTTTTGAAACAAGTCAAGGAAAATAATTTAGAAGTTACCCCTGAAACAGTAATGCGTCTTCTACGAATCGCTATGATAATTGTAGAACAAACAAATGAGTCAGGTAGTAATAAGAAGGCATTTGTAATTAATTTGCTTAAAGAAATAGTAATGAACAATAGGGGTATGTTGACGGAACATAAACTAGAAGCTCTTAATTTGATAACCGGAAATATTGTTTCAGACTCTATTGACTTTTTAATTGACGCATCTAAGGGGAAATTTGACATAAATAAAGTCGAAAAAATCGCTGAAGAAGTTGCAAAGTCGTGTTTTACAAGATGCTGGGGAATACTTTCAAAAAAGAAATGATTTGTATCTGTATATTACATATTATTATATAACGCATACGAATGGTAACCAATAGCCAAAATACCTTCTAAGAATATTAACTTGTAAAAAAGTAAGTCAGTTTGCTTATTATTATAACCAATATATATAACTAGAGGTGCTACTAGTAATATGTGAAACCATGAAATAATCGAACGTGGATTTGAAAGTAGTTTTAAACCGTGTGCAATAATAATTCCTATACCTAAAAATATAAGTGCTGTGTATAACCATGTGGGGCACGCATTTCTAGTAATTCCTAAATATAAAAATAGACCTCCGACAAATAGTATATGAAATAAATGTACTATTACCAACTTTGTAATTTTCATTATATAATAATTGTAGAAATTATTATATAACAGAATCATGGAATATAATCATGGAATATAATCATGAATATAATACTGAATATAATACTGAATATGAATTATAAACCTAGTGATCTATTAAAATACTTTGATACAACACTCCAGTTTACATTCTTTAAAAATATCTCATGATATTTGTTAATGTCTAACCCAAACTCACATAAATATGCGTGTTCCCACATATCCATAACAAGTAATAAGTCGACACATATTAGTTCTCCTATATTAAATTCATTAATCCATAGATTCATTAAGTTTCCATTTTTTTTATCTCGACACAATGCGACAAAACCTACACCAGGTATATTCGCTGTTTCCATGAAATTTTTCTTCCATAAAGCAAAAGAACCGAATGAATTATTTATCGCCTTAACTAAACCCTCATCCATTTTATCCATATTTTCTCCACACATAACTCCAAAATACAGCTCGTGTAGACGCATACCGTTAAAGAAAAACGAGAACTCTTTTTGAATACCGTTATAAGATATTATATCTTTTACACCACCTTTGTATGTATTTTCTATTTTTTCTAGTGAGGCATTTGTTGCCCCAACTAGACCTTCATACAACTTGAAGTGTATTTTCATTAGGTCATCATTTATACCTTTAACTTTACCGAGCAAATATGAATAATCTACAGGAGTATATTTCTTATTTTTAGAAGTAAATACATAATATTTATTCTTTCGTGTAGTATTTTTCATTATATATTTATAGTATATATATTTTTTTTAAAAACTTTAATTTATTTGGGATTAAAGTACATATTTTTTTATTATTATATTATAAATATATATGTTAAAAACCGAATATAAAGTATATATTATTATATTTGCAGTGATAGCTATAGTTATAATATTTAAAAATTTTTTTAAAAATGGTAATTATGCCCTAATGACTGATGCATATGAGGACCCTTATATAGTAGATAACATTATCACTGAACAAGAAGCAACACATATTATAAATAAGTCGTCTATGTATTTAAATGATAGCCGTATTCTTGGAGATACCCTTGATACCACAATTCGTAAAAGTAAATCAACATGGTTATATAAAGACGACCCTATTATTATGAATATTATGGTAAAAATCTCAGGTATTGTTAAATTACCCATTGAAAATGCAGAAGCATTGCAGGTAGTTAAGTATGAACCAAGTGGATATTATAACGAACACCATGACTCATGTTGTGATGGACACCATTTATGTACCGAATTTATCAAAAGAGGAGGACAACGTATAAAAACGGTTCTTATATATCTAAACGATGAATTTACAGAAGGTGCTACCAACTTTCCTGTATTAAATAAAAAATTTAAACCACCCAAATATAGTGCTGTAGTTTTTAATCCACTTGCTACAAACAGCAATAAGTGTCATCCTAAAGCAATTCATGCAGGTTTACCCGTTAAGAGCGGAGTTAAGTATGTTGCAAATTTATGGTTTAGAGAACACGTGTTTACATGATATTTGGTTCAACGTTTTCTGAACCATCGGGATGAGTAATAATAATACCAACATCCATAGTTATTCTTGTATAAAACCCTTGGTATCCTAAACGCGCATATTCACTGTCACATATTCTCACACGTATAGGGCCGCCTTCATTCTTTTCATAATACACACTATTATTATCATTGCGTGACATTGAAAATATAATATTCGGAGGCAACCCTTCTATATCAATCGTAACAACATTTTTACTATCGAATCCTGCAGGAAAAGCAAGGTATGTAGAATATCTGGACATATAACATTTGCGTGTTGCATTAGTATCATATACAAAGTCGACATAAGCCCATGTCTGATAGTTACGCGATTTGACCCATCCTGCCCCATTTCGACTACCGTTACCAGATACTCCCTCTGTTAAAAAGGTATATATATCATTCATATCGATAATAGGATATTTTGCAACAGTACTACGCCTTGAACCTTCTAATTTAAAATAGGTAGGCATATACGGGTCATCATTTTTTTCCGGATTATTAATATCCGCGCGAAATATAGTTATATCATTTCCATGTGTATATGGTGTCTCTCTGTAGTTGTGATGTCTAGACTTATAAGCAATATATGCTGCTTTTTGTTGTTCATCGGCTGGGCGCCATATACCATCAATCTTTACATGAATATCGGCATTATGTGGGTTATAAGAATGGGACATTTGACTTATATGAAAAAATTAAGTATTTTATATATACCTTGTTTTATGTTTAAGTATATATAAAAATTATTATATAAAATTTATTATATTTCAATCTATTACAGTCTACGCCGTCGACACGGATGAAGGGCCAAACATTGAAGGGATGCTATATTTTCCTGCTTCATCTTGGTGATATTTTGCAATAATGCGTTTCGGATATTTATCAATTTTCATAATATCTTCTGTGTCATATACGTTGCCTGCTTTGTCAATATAGTATATAATACCTTTAATATCTTGTGCCCAGATATCGACTTTCACGTTCTTCGTCGTAGGAGTTTCACACGCGACTTCATCGATAATACTATGAGGCGTTCCCTTGATGTGTGTTCCGCAGTAAGCCTCATCATCCTTCTTGCGTCGAGTACACTGCTCACCATTTGCCCGTTTTGCAGAGCATCTTTCATACATAGGTACAACACTCTTGACACGTTTTCGTTTCATAAAGTCGTCTTTCCCAAGTCGCAACTTTTCATAGTTGTATACAAACCCAGCCATAGAGTTACATTGTAACTTTGTATTATCAATGGATTTCATCATCTCATCTCTTGTCGATGCATCATGTATTTCAAGTCCATTTACCATTTGTTGTAATTTTTTAGCGATATCATTTTTGAATGAAATCAAGTAGTCTTCTATTTTTTTGTTTAAACGTCTTTCCATTCCTTTTTGTATATGGTTCTTATTATTATGTAAGTAGTTTATCTTTATTTCAATTTTATATATATTATATTAAACCAATATGGGTTGTATTGGTTGGATGGGACGTATTACATGAGCGCTCCGCTGTCATCATCCTCGGGGTTTATATTTGTGTTGCTGTTGAGATTAAGGTTAAGGTTTGGTGGTAAATTTTCAAAAGAGGCTGCAGGGATTGAAGATTCTATTTCGTGTATTTCTATAACTTGATTGGATGCATTATTATTACTGTTATTACTGTTATTATTATCAAGCTCGTTTATATTACGCGGCGTATAAGCACCCATAACAGAATTATGTGTAGAACCGGCCAAACTAGGAGGCTTAGATAGATGCTGACTATTAGTACCATGACCATGAGTAGGAGTTGGAGTTGGAGGTTGAATGGGGTTGTTATTATTAAAGATAAATTCAGCACTAGCTACAAGAGATGGTGTGGTTATTGCATTTGTAAAGTTAACCGGGTTAAAGGACTGATGAGAATGGTGTGAATGATGAGAGTTGATAGATGCACTGCGAGATGGTTGCCTTGATTGCTGATGTTGTTGTTGTTGTTGTTGTTGTTGTTGCAACTGATGTAATAGTTGTAGTTGTTGTACATGTGACTCGGTTAGTAATAGACCATTGGCGGCGTTATTGATGTTGTTGCCGTTGTTGCTGTTACTTACTACTGATGGTGTACTTTTAATACTAGCAGCTATGTTATTAATAGGCATTTTATTATTTATAATATCTTGTAACTCATTACTGTTATTACCCTGTACAACAACATCAGTCAACTCGATAATGGAGTTTTTATTTATATGATGGTTGTTGCGACTACTATTTCGACTACTAGTTTTCGACCTTTTATGTTTATTATTTGCATCAGAGTCGGAAGGAGGAGGCGATGGCGTATTACCTTTAATCAAATTAACCCCTTTATTGAATAAATTTGATACAGAACTAATAAACCCCGATGATGCACTTCCAGAAGATGCATTACCATCTGATGGGCGTTTTTTATCATTTCTTTTACTACCCCTCGAATGTCCGCCCCCATTATGATTATCACCATCGCTATTATCATCATCTGAATCATGAGAAGAACCGCGTGACCCTCGAGAACCCCGTGACCCACGTGAACCACGACTATTACTTCTCCGACCTCGTCTCCCCTTTCCTTCATCATCGTCAGTAGATTTATCACCGTTTATAGTTACTTGACTCAACCCGTTACATAAATTCGGTGTATGAGCTGAAAATTTAATTTTATTAGACGATATGTCTAGAACACCATAGTTTTTCTTAAACATTTCTATTATTTCTTCATCAATTAATGGTGCAATATCCTGTAAATTTTTTATATCGGTTTTAATAATTTGCAACATATCTTTGGCTGATATTCTCTGGTCTCGTTTCAACGACAATTCTATCATTATTTTTTTATTTATTTGCTGAAACTGTAATGAACATATTCTATGAGATTCTGAACGCTTACCTAACTGAAAATACGTATCAATTGATTTGATTATACCTACAAAAATACTACTAACACCTAATATAATGTTCATTTTATCGTACCCTATATCGATACCTGTTGCGAACCCGATTGCACTTGACAGTATAATAACTGGTATATTTATATAGTTGGAGCGTTCGCTATATTTTTCGAAAGAGTAACGATGTAATATAGAAAATGACTCGCATTCCTCAGCATGAATTTTTAATAAATATTCTAAATCACTATTATAATCAATAATATCTGACATAAAAATATTATATAATACGTAAATATAATATTTTGTTATAAAATCGATATTTTTTAACTAAACGCACATTTTATATATATTATATTTTGGCCGAATTAACGCATTTCTCACGAACACTCATGCATCTCATGTTTTTAAGTCTCACAAGAGTCTCATATATGTAGCAGATCAGATGACCTCGTATCATTCAGAACAAACCAAAATATTATCAGGGCATTCCCCCAAATTATGTATGAATCATATGTACTTCTATCGACTTCCAAAAAATCGAGTATTGCAAATATTGCCGGGTTTAATAAACAAATAACTAAAATCAAAATAACCCACGTTTTTAAACTTCCCATTCTCATTAATAACTTGTATATATTATATTATTTTATATTTTTTAAAATCATATTCATATTTATTAGGTATATCTTTCGTATCTATATAATAATACGATAAAGGTGTTTGAAAATTATATTCACTTATGCATATACGCATTGCTAAATAATATGTACTGTTTCTTTTATCTCCTCCATTTAAAAACTCAATATCAAAATCAGGTTCAGGTTCAGGTTCAATTTCTAAATCATCGGCAAAGAAACCAACACCAGCAGCATCATAGGCGCCAGCATCATCTTCTGCTGTAGTATTTGATTTTTTAATAGGTATTTCATATGCGCCATTATATGCAGAGTTATATTGTTCTGTCCATTTACAGTCGTTATCTCTAAATTGTATAGTATTTTTTTCAATAGGATGTTTACTACAAATGTATTTCGCCATTTCTGACTTATCTGGTTTGTTTTTTTGCAAAAACATTTTCATTTTGCCCGGATAGATAACAAATCTAACCAAGCCACCCTTTGTATTCTTTTCATTCGTTTCGACATCATAACATGCATATCGCATAGAATTATACAAATCCGTAAAATAATAAAAAGGCCCATATCGTGATTCAATATTCGATTTTTTAATAGAGAAAATAGCATTATATTTCGCAGTATTACTGTCACTTCCGTTAAAAACGACCATAGGTGTTTCTATTAATGATGCTTTATGGAAAAGTTTTATGGCCTCAGGATAAGCTAAAAATACGTCAGTAACTGTCTCGCTTATATTATAAAATAGTATCTTCCTATAGTTGAATACTTCACTTACTGTACCCCACCATAGTGTGTCACTACTTCTAAACCGAATTACGGTATCATTTTTTTCCTTAAGTTCATATAATAAGATGACGCGTTTATTAATGTATGCACTTTTTACATCATTCATGCTGGGAGATTCGACAAGTCTGCCTTTAAATTCGCATAAACCATGGCCGAATAAGTTGTTTAATAGAAAGGAGGCATTATCTAGTATATCATATTTTGAAGTACTCTGTGAGAAATTTGGGAAATAAAATGTCTCATCATCGCTAGATTTATACAACATGAATTCTAAAAATGGTTTATATGCATTTTTATTTATAGAGTAAACTAAATACTCAACTAAAATTTCACCATCACCTGTATCACCTAGTTCGCTCAAACTTTCATATATGTTATCTAGGTCACGTGTTAAATGGTCTGAAGATTTATCAGAAAAGGGGTATCTTATATTTGTCATTTTGTGTTTTTTTATTGACAAGCCATTATTGAATTTACTTTCATAATCTTCTTCTTCCTCTAAATCATGTAACGACATTTTATCTGATATAGTAGATTCTATATAGGAAGGTAAAAGTTCGTTCAAGTCGCCATCTCCATCTCCATCTACATCTCCATATTCATCATCATCATTATCTTCATATTTTTCTTCTAAAATCTGTTTTGAATATTGTTTTTTGATTTTCGATTTATCTCTCGCATCTGTAGCATCTCTAGGTGTATCATCTCTAGGTGTATTTGTTTTTTTATAATAACGCTCAATGTCACCTAAAGTTATGAGTTCATTATGTGTTAAGTCGTTTTTCTTTCTTCGATGTGATGAAGGGAGCATTGTATTATAATTATGTGTCACACAATTATAATACTAGTATATTATTATTTTTGCACTTTACGGCGTATTGATTCTTTAACTTTTTCTTCACGTGACTCTAACAAAAACTGTACTAATTCTTTTGCTTGTTCATCGTCATCTTTGAAATACTTCATTAGGGAAGTAGCTAAAGTAGTTTTATTAAGAGGTGCTTTTACTTTTGTTTTTGTATAAATAAGCTTGCCGTCATTCACGTCAAAACAGTCGATTTCATTTTTGCGCATAATTTCTACTAAATTATCAGCATACCCTTTGCGTTTATCCTTTAGCTCTTTAAGCCGTGCTTGTATTTCACGTATTTCGTTATCGTTTGACATCCATCCCTTAATATGTTGCACTAGTTGTTCTTTTGTCTCCATGCTATATTTAATATACTATAGAATATTAATACATATTTTTTATATATATTTAATTAAATATGTATTAATATTTTTTAATGTCTGTTATTTGGACTTCTCGTGCTATATTTCTTATAATTTTCTTTTCTATTTTGTCGTCATCTTCGATAGGCTCTGTTATTTTATTTAATATAGTCAAGTATTCGTATTGTAGTTTTTCATCTTCAATCCAGCGTGGGTGTAAGTCTACCCAATCTGATATTTTATTTCGCTGTTTATTTGCGACAGTTTCAATTGTTTTTTTCATTATGGTATTATTATTATCTTTCTCCCATTTGTCATGTTCTTTAATATACACAGTATCACGTTTAAGGTCGGTACAATGTATCGGACGCTTATAAACATCTAATTCTTTAAGACCATTAATCATGAGATTGCTTATCCCTTGAGCAATTCCATTTTTTCTAGTAAAGTAAAGGTCTTCAAGTGTTATTTTCAAAGACTTAATAAATTCGTTTATATTGATAGCATCTTTGCACTGTTCATTGAGAAATACATTTAAATTAAAGTTGTTGTTGTTATTAGTAGTATTGTTTATAGTGTTACCCATTTTAGGAATCATACTTTTTATCTGCTCCTGTTGGTCTTTAATTATTTTTATCATTTCTTTATTGTCATTAATAAGCTCCATAAACATGTCTTTTGTGATTGCGTGATTTATTTCTTTTTCTGTATTACTCGTATTCGCGGCTATTTCGGTCTCATTTAGTATCTTGTTTGTAAATTTGTTACATATTTTATAATGCTTCCATAGCCCAACTCTTGAAAAATATTGTTTGCTACATGTGTCGCAGACAAATATTTTAGCATTTTCGTTATCATTTTCCGTATTTGTTAACTTTTTATGTTTTGATGTCAATATATGTTTTTCATAGTTGCTTTGTTTACTACATATAAAGTCACAACTCTTACATTCAAAAATATTTTTTTTTCCTTTATCATTTTCTTTTAAAATATTAAGATTATGTTTTTTCACATTATTATGAGTTTTCATATTATTATCGTTTTTCGTATTATTATGTTTTTTCGTATTATTATGTTTTTTCGTATTATTATGTTTTTCTAGTAAGCCGGATGTATTACAGTGTATATTACACTTTTCACAATAGAATATTTTTTTCTCTTTAGATTTAGTAACCTTTGGGGTGGGATTTTTTGGTTTTTCGAAAGATAATGGCTCAATGCTATTCAAAGTTGCGTGTAATAAAATAAAATATTCTTGTTCTTTTTTTCTTGCTTCATAATGATCTTTGCAATTAAAAAAATTAACTATTTCCATTTTCCAATTATCCCATCCACCATTGTTTCTTATCACGTCATATAACTTACATTTATAGTTATGTGATCTACTATTTGTACACCCTTGTTTGTGAGCATGTTTTCTTTGAACAAAATTTGTCGTATGCCCTACATACAACTCAGTAAAACTGGGTTCTTTACAAGTTATTTTATAGATAATTGTATTTGAATAGTCAATTTCTTTCTTGGGCATAATCTAATAAATATCTTATAGTTATCTTATTTATAATATAATATATAATAAATTCCTAAACCTTTTTCATAATATATATAATAAGATGTTAAAAATTATCGTAACAAATATTTAATATTAAACAATATTTTTTAGAGCATTATGATCAGGATGGTAATAATTGTATTGTTTTCAAAACTAGGTTGGCTTGTTAACAAATGGACATTTTTTGTTAACGTTTTAGTTAACCGGTTAAAAGACGCCGACTATATTATATTTGTTTGCTACATATAAAGTCACATATTTTACACTAAAAAAACATGGAATTTTCTATAAGATTTTTTGTTAACAACGATTGTATAAGATGTTTCTAGGTACTTTTTGTACAAAATTATAAAAAAAGTTATGGTAACAAAATATTCAACTTAAAAACGCGATTTAGAGCATTATGCTCTGAGTGACGAATGCATTGTTTTTTTCAAATCTCTACCCCCGTTTTCCGAAAATGGACATTTATTTTTGTCCATTTTTGAAAAATGGCCTCCGAGAGTTGAAATTTTCATACATCATCACTTATTCGGCGTCCGCCCTGCCCATTTCGCGGGGTATTGTGACCATTATGGTGTGATAAATATATAAAGATATTAGTAAATTGTTAGCATAATGCTGCGCAGAGGATGGGGCGAGGGTTATACGGATTATACGGAATATTGGTAGTATAATATTTTATATGTATTATATATATTTAGGGTATAAATGAGAACTCGGAAGAAATGTATAAAAAAACATAAGAAAAGGGTTACTCGTTTTAAAATATATAAAGGAGGTCGGTCATCTGGTAGTAGTAGTAAAACGAGCGACAGATTGAGTCTACATGAGCCGGTACGAGTGTCTAGTGCGGCATTAGCGAAGTCCGCATCCTCGCATGCATACTCGCATGGATTATCTCTAATATCGCCTGGGAAAAAATATGAAAGTAAAATAGTTGATGTTAGTAAACTTCCTGGTCATGGACGCGATCGTGCACTTTCATATCATGCGAATATTCATTCTCAAGGCGATAGCGTGCCCGAGTCTATAGATAAAGGACTAGATGAGAAAGTTAGAGATGTATTTGACTTAAATCCGCCTCTAGATAGTCCAACAAAAAGGAAGAGGAAAGCATTAGAACGTCGCATTAGAGAGAATATCCCACCTGCACCACCTGTAGAATTATCGCCAAGGGGTCGTGGATTATTAACATCATATACACCAGAATTAGATATTGTTGAAGATGCAACGCGTATTCCGGTTTTGGGCAATGGTGCAAGCAGGACAGCATCAGGATATCGAATGAAACCTTTTGTATATAAACACAGTCGTCCTTTGCCTTTATCATTTTTAACTAAACAACAGGCTTCTGTAAAATCAAAAGCGCAGGCTATAATGCTTATGAATATAGAAATGTTTCCAAGCACTTATGCGTATTTATCACCTACTATATATGACATACTCAAAAGATTAAATAAAAAAGAATTATTTGGGAAGATACTTGTAAAGGGAAAACTTAGAGATGCATTAATTCCGTGTATAACTATAACACGTATAAATGCAATGGAAAGTCGACTTTTTATGCCTCTATATGATACGGTACAATTTATGAACGCGATTTATCAGTTAGATGCATATAATTTAATGATAGGTCCTAATCCATATGATCCCGTAGCTGCAGACATTTCTGATATTGAGGTTACTACACCAGATGTTAATTCACCGTCCCCAACAAATTTACAGGTTGTGGGGTATAATAAACATCCTATGTTTAGGACACAACCTATGTCAGAAGAAGAAGAAATAAAGTTGGCTGACTTATCTGATACGCATCCAAAAATAAATGGGGAGGATTATGCGTTTATTATTGCTCACGGGTCAATCGCAAATGAATTATCGCCGAGGATGAAAATTCTTGCTAATAAATACTTAAGAATAATAGAAATTGGAAAAGCGGGACAAATACTTGGTATTAAATATCAAAGTCTTATGTTAGAAATAAATAAAATATTGAGAGACCATACGTTTCACGCAATGTTTGACAATAATAAAGAAGGAGCAGATATACGCAGTATCGTATTTAACATATTATGTCCGTATTTTACGATTGATAATATAGAATTATGCACTGCTAGTAATACATTTAATCTAGTAAATATAACACATGAAAGAGCATTTTCTGGTCATGTTGCAGATAGTATGATAAAGCAAAATCATAAAATCACATATAAAAGTATAAAGAATAGGGTTACATTGGGGGTATTTGTACCTGTAGATTATAACACAGATAAATCTACTCAACTGTTAGCCAAAAAGGAACTATATAAACTATTTCCTGGTACATCATTTTTGAGTGAAAATACAAGTATGAAGCTAATCGAAACACTACTTCCAATTGCGATTCAACAAAATAGGCGTATAAATATAATTATATCGTCGTGTGCTGTTAATTATACACAAGGGGATAATGTATACGATAACCATTATACCATGACTAACCGTAAACCAGGTAATAAAAACCCAGCAATAGAAATATTGACACTTTCTAAAAAATATTTATCAAAAATTAACAAGATAATGGATGAATATATTCTTACTTTTTATACAGATGGTGTTATGACTTTTAATCGTAGTATTGTGAACGGAAAGAGTGTATTTACAGGATATAAAGACTATAATAGAGATGATAATTATAGCATGTTATTTACTATCACTGGACACATTATTACTTTTTATAAAACTAAATTTGAAGCATTTATAACGAGTGGTTATACTTCATCTAATGTAGTAGATGAAATGTTTAGTTTTTCCATAATAAATGAAAGACGTATAACTAATACGTTAGTTGAGAGTGGACGCAATTTACAGGACTACTGGTTTGGTAGATTTAATACTTATATTAATGAAATGATAAAGGTTAAAATATTTACGATGAATGAGTTTAAAGATATATGTTCGCAGAGGATAATTATGATAAAAACATCATTAGATATTATTCTCGAAAATCTTAGAGGTTTTAGAATAAGGTATGTAACAGGTCCCGGGGTTGATGCTCAAACACAGGCAACATGCGATATGTTGGATGAAGCAATTAAATATGCAAATATTATGTATACCTATTTTTCTAGGTTAGAAAGTTTACTGGACTATATAGTTGATGGATTATCGCTTGATGCTAACAATCCTAATTCATTCTTAGATTATAAAAAATATGTAGATATGAAGAAAGAATATGACGAAACAGCAGTAAAAGAAATGTACGAAGAGTTGGTAGAAGATTTGGATTATGATAGATATGAAGGTGAATCTGTAGGATTTGGTGAACGTTTTTATAAGACACGTCTTGTAAATCCTTTACCGCCTCATGCTAAATTTCGAAAAACACACCGATACCAATATAAAAATAAAGTGCTTCCAAATTATGATGAAGTCAGAAAAAGACGCAAAACAATGAAGAAAAAATTATATGATGACCTGCATGTAGGAAAATATGCACGAAAAGCGAAGCGGTCATCCGGTGTTTCTATATAAATATTGAGGTTGAATATAATAATTCAGTATTTTAGTAATTCAGTATTTTAGTAATTCAGTAATTTAAATTTAAGGTCACTAACTTTAAATTTAAACCGACTTTTGGTTATAAAAATCAATTTTCAATAACTCGTTTCATTAGTATACTAGTAACTAGATACGGGTCCATATTTGCTGCTGGTCGCCTATCTTCAAAATAACCATATCCAAACTCATATGTATTATTATTGATACGCACTGATGCACCTCTATCGCCGATACCTGAATAGAATTTATCATAACTTGATGTTTCATGTTTCCCCGATAGACGTGATTCATTTCTATCACCATAGTAATGTATATCTTCTTTGTGATATTTTTCCATATTATTTATAACACGATATATTTCCATTATGCCGGCATTATCGTGACATGGTGTGCGCATGACGAGGGTTGAAAAATTCGCATGACATCCTGATCCATTTATATGAGCGAACGGTTTAGGTTCATATGAGATCGTATTACCATATTTTTCGGCAATGCGTTCGAGCAGGAATCGGGCAACTAACAGTTCATCGGCGGCAGTTATTCCCTCTGATGGTCCAATTTGGAATTCCCATTGGTTTTTGCTTACTTCGGCGTTTATACCGGAAATAGTAATACCAGCTTTGGTACACGCGAGCATATGTTCTTCTGCAAGTGAACGGTATTCAATATGTTGCCCTGTACCACAGTAATGTTCTGTTGTATTATAAAATATCGACTCATCATCGTGCATGCGTTTATCTAAAATAAAGTATTCTTGCTCAAGACCGAACCATGGTTTTTGTTCGCGACACGAGTCGAATATTTTAGAAGCGAAGTGTCGCGTATTTGAATCAGTCGGTGTTCCATCGTGGTTATATGTTTCACACAAAACAAGTTTAGAGTACCATATATGACTTCCGGTTGTATTTAGTAGAGGATTGTTGCATACAAAAATGGGATGAAGTTTAATTTCAGATTTTTTGCCGTCGGCTTGACCCGTAGAGGAACCATCATAGTCCCAGTCGGGAAATATAGGAACGCTTGAATAGTCTGCCGGAGTATTCTTAATAATTTTAGTTTTAGACCTAAATTTTTTATTATTGTCGAGCCAAATATACTCAGCAATAGTGAATGTCATTTTTGAATATATATATATACACACAAGTATATTTTATATAGTTTTTAAATATATTTAGTATAATATATATAAATACCTAGTTCTTCTGTATCCATTCCAGTTTTGGACTAGGTCATAGTTAACTTTTAATGCGAATGTCTTTTACAAAATTGCGAGCCATCGATAGATATGACACTATTACATGGTTTACCAACATTAACGCCGCTTTTTAGTATAGCGACGCACCGTGGTTTAGTACTTTCAATCGCTATTGAACTTGTTGAACCGGTAGAACCGGTAGAACCGGTAGAACCGGTAGGATTTTTAGCAATATATTTTTTATAATGTGTAGGACAAAATAGTAGATTTTCAACCTCATAATATAGTGCATTTTTGTCACACTTTGTATCACCATTAACAATATTGGCGTCACGTTTTTTTATAATATGAGAACATTTGGTGGTGGGTAAGCAATCAGAACCGGTGGAGTGTATATTTTTAGAGAGTTTAACAGATGGGTATTGTATAAATGGTAGTAGTTTGTTAGTAATAGTGCGACAGTATGGGCATTTAATTTGATAAGACTGAAGTTTAGTAACTTCGTATATTGGATTTGATTTTGTTTTTTGGTAAAGTACTTCTTTATAAATTGGAATATAGTTAAACTTGTGATTACATTTAAGTGTAATATGATTTGGGTGAAGTTTATCTTTAGAAATAAGACAAATGTTATCGTCACTAGAAGGAGACACGGATGGGCAAATAATTACATTTGATGATTCTGATGGTTCTGACGATTCTGATGTATTAGTATTTGTTTTGGCTTCAGTTAATGACTCGGAAGATGTATTTTGTATAATTTTAGAAAGTTCGGAGAAAAAGTCAATAGAATTTTGTGGGTGTTGCGTATTTAATTTAGAAGTTAACATAAATATAAATTGTGTATAATTAATAAAATAAAAAGTCTTTATATTATTATATTAATAATATGGCGACAAAGAAAGAATGGGGGAATGCGACCTGGTATTTATTTCATACTCTTTCGTTCAAAATGAAGGATGAATATTTTGAAGAGTTGAAGCATGACTTTTTGAATATATGTACAAAAATATGTACAAATCTTCCGTGTCCTGATTGCTCGGAACATGCTACGGCTATCATGAAAAATTTAAAAAGGGATAATATTAAAACAAAAAAGGATTTACAATTATTCTTTTTTGATTTTCATAATTCAGTAAATAGGCGCGTTAAAAAGCCTGTGTTCGAAGAGAACCAGATGTTTATATATCATAAGGCAATAACTAAGAATATAGTATTTAACTATATAACTATATTGTCTAGAAAACATCATAACATAAAGTTACTAACAAATGGGTTTCATAGAGATATGACAATGAATGATTTCAAGAAATGGATTTCTCATAATAGTAACAAGTTTAATCCGTAAATATAACTCGAAACTATATTACATGTTACATGGTATGTATAACTTCACCATTTCTATATACCTTGCATTTAAAAGTCTGTTTATTGGGTCGCGAGCATATTGATGCACCGTTTTCAACATTAAAGAATACCATTTCATTATTTGCTGCTGAAACAAAGAGGTACCATAGATATCCAACAATCCAGCCGATTGCGAGACCGATTATGACGCCGACGATAGGGGTACATCCATAGTATATTTTAGATGCTGCATCTATGACGAAGAACACCATAATGATGGAAAGCATAATAACATTGTAGCTGCTATACTGTAACATAGGCATAAACATGTAAGCAAAAATGAATGCTAATGCTGCGCTATTAAAGTTGGGAATTGTGTATTGACTGAGACCGAAAGGTAATGAGACGAAGTTACATTGTTGTTTCCAGTATGGAGAACCTCTGTTATTAATATCCTCGAATTTGGAGTTAGTGGTGAAAGCAGTAATGGAGAAAACGAAAAGCAGGATAATAAAGCCGGCTAAATACATTACCCATTTTAAGTTTCCATTGCTTAAACTAGAAATAATGAAAAATCCTGATAATAAAACAGGTGATAAAGAAGATAGTAGTTGTAGAATACCACCAATAGACATAGATACACCTGGTTCTAAATTAGATAACCTTAATGTTTTAATAAAATTGGTATTTGCCGAATTTTGATTTTGATTTTGAGGAGCAGGTTGATTGTTAGTTATTGACATATTATATTTTATATGTTATATGATATATAATATATAATAATATAATGTTTTTGTATTGAGTATTGTATTTTGTATTTTGTATTTTGTATTTTGTATTTTGTATTTTGTATTTTGTATTTTATACTTAATGTTTAAGCAACATATTAAATATATATGTAAAATACATAGAAACAAAAAGATAATAATATATACAGTACATTATTATCGAATCGTAGGTTTATAAAACCACACCACAAAACAACAAACAACAAACAACAAACAACAAACAACAAACAACAAACAACACAACAGCAAAAACAAGATGGGTATTCCGAGTTATTTCACAAAAATAGTGAAAGCGTATCGTCATATTCTAAAAGACATGAAACATTTGAGTCATGTAAATAATTTATACATGGACTGTAACTCATTGATATACGATGCTGTAAAAAACAACCCGACATATGATAAGGGTAAACCCAAGGAGTATGAAAAGGAGCTTATAAAAATGGTATGTAATAAGATTGACTTTTATGTAGATTTGTTAAAGCCAAAATCTCGTGTATTTATTGCCTTTGATGGTGTTGCGCCTGTTGCTAAACTGAGTCAGCAACGCGATAGGAGATACAAGTCATGGTATACTGCGCAAATTCAGCGGGATATCGAAGGTGTAAATTATAAGGAAACGTGGAATACGTCGGCGATTACACCAGGTACTAATTTTATGAGGCAATTAAATGAGGAAGTTGGTGTATACTTTGGTAAAAAGACGGTGGCTTCAGACGATGGAGTAAAAGCGCTAGAGTATATTGTATCGAGTAGTTCCGAGTCTGGAGAGGGTGAACATAAGATATTTGATTATATGCGAAGGTATCCGGAGTATCATAATTCGCCGGATACGACGACACTTGTATATGGTCTGGATGCAGATTTGATTATGTTGACATTGAATCATTTACATATAACTAAAAATCTTTACTTATTTCGTGAGACGCCTGAATTTATAAAGTCAGTTGATTCTACATTGGATGCGAATAAGGATTATTTGCTAGATATCCCGGAGTTGGCGAGTGCGATTATCAAGTATATCAACAATGTAGAGGCTAATGTGGCTAATGTGGCTAATATAGGAGGAGAAGTTACAGGAGAGAGAGATTTGAGTAAATTAAAAGAAAAAGGGGATAATGAAATAAATAGGATAACAGACTATATATTCATGTGTTTTTTATTGGGGAATGATTTTATGCCGCATTTTCCAGCGTTAAATATAAGAACCGTGGGTATAGATATATTGTTAAATGTATATAGGGAGACATTGGGTAAGACAAATAAGTACTTAACAGAAGGTAATAAGATAGTGTGGAAGAATTTTCATGAATTTATAGAAAATATTGCAAAACAAGAGGATACACTTTTGATGGATGAGCATAAGAAGCGTGACAAGTTTGCGCGAAGGTTTGCGGAGGGAGGAGGCGGTGGATGGTCTGGGAGGGCTGGAGGTGGTGGTAGCGGAGGCTATAACAACATGAGAGATAACAGAAGCGAGAGAAATGCGTTTAATCAAGGAATAAATAAAAATCAAAGTAACTCGCAATATTTTGCAAAAAATGATAAAAAGGTATTAAATGATACAGACGAAGTATTGGGCGAAGGGGCAGATATTCAACAAATGGATGATTTATTAATGTTACCAATGAAAGAGCGTAGTGTGGAAAAATACGTCAACCCTTTTGCGAAAGACTGGGAGTATCGGTATTACAAGGCGCTGTTTGATATCGAGATAACAGATGATAGGAAGAGACAAATCTGTGTAAATTATTTGGAAGGACTTGAATGGACATTTAATTATTACATGGCGGGATGTATAGATTGGAGATGGTGTTACAATTATCATTATGCGCCACTTTTTAAGGACCTTGTAAAATATATTCCGCATATGGACACACAATTTTTAAAGATAAAGGAGAAACAAACGATTGAAGACCTTGTACAGTTGTGTTATGTGTTGCCTAGACAGAACTTGAACTTATTACCCGTAGATGTGAATATCGTATTGATGCAAAAGTTGGGACACTTGTATGGAGACGATTACGAGTTTAAGTGGGCATACTGTAGGTATTTTTGGGAGAGCCACGCTGAACTGCCGAGGTTACACATTGAAACACTGGAGGATATAGTTCGTGAGGCGAAAACCAAAACAACATTTGCTACATCTAGACCGATTCCTATACCGAAGTCACCACTACTTGAAAATAATATGTCACCTATAACCATGGAAATAAAGAGTGTAAGAAAATAGGATATACAAATAAACAAA